CGAACGGTGACCACAGCTTCGCGTCACTGGAGGTGCGGTTCACGTTCGCGATCATCGCGCTGACGATACCCGCCGTGTAGCACTCGTGCTTGAACCTAACGTTTTGCCTGTTCATCAAAGCCATATACATCCCCGGTGTCATTCTTCCGAACTGATCAAACGTCTTGACGCCAAAGTCGTAATGCGCGACAGCCCAGAGTTCTCGCCAGCTTTCAGGCGGTGAGTCTAAGCCGCCGCTGCAACGTTTGGGCGTTCACCCTCATCAGGGGCTTTAGCGTCCCCGATCAACTTGTCGAGGACACCCGGATAGGCACTGTTGAACAGCATGACAAAAAGTTGCTCATGCGCGGCTGGACCCAGCCATTGACGCAACTCCCGCAAGGTCACCTCGGGGTGAAAGCGATCCAAGGCGGCCCAGCACACGGCGGATAGCTCGGGGCCGCTGAGACCCTTCCAGTTCGACATCACCGAGAGGTCTTTGCCTATCTCGGTCTGTGCCTTCGCGATGGCACAGTAATCGAGAACCAACTGATAAGTGGTGCTCTTGTCGCCGTCCTTGACGACGACTTTTGAAATCGGTAATACCTGTGCTTCTAACTGTGTGATGACTTCCAATAGACACCTCTGGTGGAATAATACTGAGCGGCGGGGAGTTCGAGGTGCTCCGTGGGGAGACTACTGGAGCTTGGGGCACCGGAAAATTCTCTGAGGCCCCATGAATCGAAAGGAGTACGAAACTACTATGCTGTGAAGGTTAACTCACCGGTGATTTTGACTTTACAGGTAAGCTTAGCTTCCTTGCTGAAATCAAGCGAGTGGTCGATGGAGGACACGATGCCCGCGAAAGTGAAGGTGCCGAGTGCGCCGGGGAGGACGATCTCCCAATTGACGGCCAGACGAGCGTCCATGGTCGCCTGAAGCCCGACTTGTGTCGGATCGCTGGGGATAAAATTCGCGGTGAAAGAAAGGTCACCACTATCGATCAGCGTCGCCAAGAATTCGCGCCGGGCCTGAGGCGACTGTGCGTGCGTCACATCTACGAGATCGACCTTTGATCCCGTCAGTTCGACGGTTTGGACTTCGGTAATTGCAGTGAAGGTTTCCGGTACAAACGGCGATATGCTGCCATCTCCGTTACCTTGTTTCAAAAATAGGCCGTAGCCCGAGAAAGCCTGACTCATTTTGTATCTCCTTTTGGTGCCTTGACTTGCTTTCCTCGGGAATTAGCACGCCTGAGGTCGCGCATCTTCAATTAAGAAACGCAAAGTCTGTTCTACGACCCGTCGTCTTCAAGCGTGTCGAACTCAGCAACGAGGTCCTCGACGTTGGGGAAAATCTCACCCGGTGTCACGAAGGGCAAAAGTAGATGACATCGACGGAAAGAAGGTGGCGTTGGACCTGCCCCGATGCCGAAGGCTCGTAGGGCATATCCATATCTTGAGTGATGATGCAGCCGTTTACACTGCTGCCGTCAGGCAGGATACCGGAATAGGACTGTAGGATTGACCTTATGGCATCACTGACCTTCACCGAGTCACCGTAAGCCAGTGCATAGGAATCAAACTGAAAGGCCTTCTTTCGTAAACCGGATGCCCCTTGGGTGGTGTAACCCAAATCTTGCGTATGAATTACGGTCCATACTATGGCGGGCAGGGTGCAATTCTTTGGGAGCCTTGACCCGAAGACACGACCGCTTACCCATGAGGAGACCCCCGGATCGGCGATCAAATATTGATAAATACCAGCTTCGATCATCCTATTCCTTCAGAACTTCCAACTCATCGTTCAAGTCAGAGACAAATCGGTCGAGAACTGCTTGCTTGTTGTCCTCATACGCGGGCCGGATGAAGGGTCTCGCGGTCTCATGACGAGTCCCGAACTCCGCGAAGATGGCGTAAAAAACCTTTTTCGCCGGACCCACCATCAACTGGATTCCGTCCTCAACGGTCGTCGTAGACATCACGATGTTGTGGGCGAGATCACCCGTCTTATACGGCGCGGAGGTTTCTATGGCGTCAACCCAAATATCGGCTGCATCGCGCGCGGCCCGAACCACTGTGCGTTTCGCGACCTGCTTCGACTCCTCACGGAGCTTCTCCTCCAACTCGACCAAGCCAGAGAGCGTGACTGTGACGGTAGCCATTAACCCCCGCTCCCGTCGCGCTCGACGCAGAGCAGGCGTAGCTCGGTCTGACGCTCGTCGGGATCTTGAACCGCTTGGACATCGAACATCCGTGAGTCAAAGCTGACTTGGAGGTCGGTCGTGACCCCCGCCATGTACGGGATCGTAATCCTGTGAGTTACTTCAGAGACAATCGCTTGCGCCAAGTCCCGTTCCCGACCCTGCAAGGCGATGATCGACGCCCAGACACCGGTGGCGAAGGGAGTACCGGGGATAAAGTCGCCTTCCGACGTGCGGGCACTGTCGGGGGTCGTGAGCACGATCTGGTGCTCCATCGAGCCTCGCGGAGTGTAAGCGACCCCGGTTGATAGTCTGCGTGGCAACATTTAGCCTCTGGTGGAACTGAAGTCGAACACGGAATCGGAAGCCAACAAGGCGTCGATGTGAATCGGGACCGAACCCACGGAACCCCCGGCTACAGGTTCGCGGTTGAAATACCAATGACCCACCAACATCATTAACGCCGTGTGAGTCGTCATCGGTATCCCGATAGCGAGCGTGTAGCTCGCTTGCTGGTCGGGAGGCGTCGGTAGTGATTCGAGGTCGGCGGCTTCAATGGTGAGAATCGCGGTCGGATCAGGGTCATAGCCAGCCGTAAAATTTACGATGACTGCGTTCGTGACGTACTCCGTGGGCGGCCAGAAGGCACCTGGGAGCGTGAAGATGCGGCAGTTCTCGGCGGCATAATCGACGATGAAATCAATGCCGGGGAGTAAGGTCTGCGGGTCGCCGTCCACGTCGATGTACACGATGGACGAGACATCGGTGACCGGCGCACAGGAGAGCTTCAACATCTGGCTGTAGTTCCACAAGGTCGTCGAGTAACGCGGGAGCGCGTAGTAACTGGGTGGGTAGGCTTCTTGGCTTGAAACCGAGTCGATGTAATACGGGAACGAATCCAAGGTCATGATGTAGTCTTTGGACGCCAACGAACGCCCGGTCACGGCTTCGGCGTAAGTCCGGGCAGCGGTGATCAACCCGGTGATCATGGGTATGTCCTGCGTCCGCGAAATCTTCAGAAAATCCTGTGCGTCGGAGACGCTAAGCGGCTCGACTTCAGGTACCGATACGGCTCGTATGCTTGACATAAGACCTCAGAAAAAAGAAAGGAGCCGGGAAACAAATCCCGACTCCTTTTTGAGTTTAGTGCGGTCCCGATTTACGAGGTCGGGGTGCCCATGTACTTAACCGGATTCTGTCCGGCGTTGACGAGGTTTCCGTCATAACGTGCCCAAGCGATGATTCCGACTTGGCCGTACTCGGCGTAACGTTCCACGAGCCGTTGGATCGTCATAGTCTTTACTTGACGGACCTTGTAACGGCTAAGGTCGCCGAAGAGAATCGGCTTCTGTGACAGACCGAAGGAAGGCATGAAGTTGTTGATGATGTACGGCTTCCCCAAAATCTGGTTTGGTGCATCCGCCGTAAACGAAGGAATCCATAGAGGGTGACCATAGAGGTCCTTCAGAGACGAGAGTGCGAGCAGCACGGAGTCGTTGAACATGAACGACGCTCCGGGTTGATTCCGGTATGCCGGATCGACGCTGTGCAAGAGTGCGAGGACATCGAGGTAACCCGGACCCGTGAGCGGATCGGGTTCCACGGTCAAGTTATCGTTGCCGTTCGCGATGACGCCCTGAACTGCGGCGGTCAGGATACCCGTGGGGGAGACGCCACCACCGGTTCCCGTCGTGAAAGCCAAGGAAAGTGCGCGGCCAAAAGACTGGGCGAAGGCGTCAACCACGAGGCCATCGACCGAGGTAAAGGCGTCCTGATTGATTTCGAGACCAACCTTGACCAAGTCTCCGATTTTGTAGGCACCGAAAATGACCTTGTTGGTTTCGATGTCGTTATCGACAACCGCGGAACCCTCGGGGACCCACTGAGCCATACGGCCAGTGCTGTCAGAGAGCGGCCAAATCATTGGCGCACCGTCAGGAGTTGAGACCACGTCAGCGTAATCCGTGAACGGGGCATAGAACTTCATGGCCTGTTCGAGGCTGCGTTGGAACGCGGGAGGAATCAATTCACCGCCGATGCCGAGTGTCGTGGCTTCAGCGGTACGCTGTTCCTTGATCACCAAGTTCTCTTCGGGCGTCAGGATGCTGCGACCCCGCATACAGAACTTATAGAAGGCACGATTTTCGAGTTCGGTCTGAGCCTTCTCGTCGATCTTCCCGTCTTTGTCGTTCTTCTCGTCAGCCTTCTTGTCGCCTGGGGCGGCTTCGGGCTTGAAATCGATCTTGCGAAGCTCGGCTTCGATCTCTTCCGACTTCTTGATGCGGTCGATGTCGGCCTGCAAGGAATTCATTTCAAGCAGGGCGACGTCAGCCTTTTTCTTGTCGTCAGCCGTGACCTTGTCAGCGGGCAAGGCAAGGATGGCCTTAACTTCGTTGTGGAGCGCGAGGCGCTTCTCATTCAATTCTTTAATAAGCATTAGTTCTCCGTGACACAGGTGTTCTTCACGGAATCAACTCCGACTGGCGTCGAAGCTATTCGGTTCCTTGGCGGGCGTCTTCACCCCATGACGGGTAGTCCCATCGGACGACGTGCCAAGGCTGGGGGCAATGGCCCCTTCAGTAAAGGGGTCTAAAGTTCAACTTCAGCGAGCCGTAGACCCAAAGTCAGGAGTTCCCGCTCCTCGGGAGTCATCAGCGGTGCCTTCGCGTTGTGCTGCGGGCAGTCACAGCCATCGCAGTTGCAACCTTGGTGGCTGCAAGACTCGCAGTCGCCGTCGTCGCATTCGTCACAATCACATTCACAATCCGAGTTCTCGCGGACATCATCGGGGAGTCCGTCGGGGAACATAGCGCGACGCTCCGCCCTCGACTTCCCAACCGAGGTACCGTCGTATGCCGGGTAGGTCACCGGTGAGACATCGCCGAGATCGACATCCCGCAATTCACGGGTTGAGATCGTCTTCGCGGCATCATTGGGGTCTTGCGAGGTGACCCACGCCTGCTTGACGGCGCGGAAGCCAAACGAGCACTGACTGATGTCCCCGCGTTTAATCGAGGTCATGACATCCCGACCGTAGGTCGTATCCGGCATCTCGACGCGAAACTTCAAGCCCTTCTTGTCCTCACTGAGCGACAAGGTGCCCGCCGTCGAGCGTCCGAGAATCGCCGAGGGATCGTGGTTGAACAACGCCCGGACATCTTGCTTCTCTTGGAGCGCACGGGTGAAGGCTCCCGGCTTGACGACCTCGCGGAAAAATAGTTTGTCCGTGGGCTGGTCGTAGACCGAGGCATAGCCACTGATAAAATTCTTTTCGCCTTCGCTCTCAGCACGAAACTCCGAGATGGTCAGCGGAAGAAAACTGCGTTCACGTTTCAACATGATGGCTCCTAAACTCGTACTTTGCTAACAGCTAATTCCCGATACACGGCTATCGCGATGGCTTTGACCGCCCTCTTGGCTTCCGCATCTACCTTGAAGTCTGTAACCCGCTTGTGAAGCGAAGCGACGTAACTCGAAATGAATTTGTCAGTTTCCGGCGAGACATCCTGTGCAGGGACTCCCATGTCCGCCAAAGCAAGGGACGAAATGCCATCTCGTAAAGCCACCAGAACGGGCGTGAAAACCGTTTCAAAGTCTTTGAATTCCGGGTTATTACGCTTGGAATACCGCGTAATAGCGTCGTTAAAGAGCGTAATACCCGAGACCACTTGGGCACTGAAGTCCGGGGCACTCTTCTGTTCCTGCGGCGCGGGAGGCACGGGGTTAGGCTTAGGGTCAGGGTTATCGTTGGGTTTCGTCACCAACGGATCGGATACTGGTTCCACCGGCTCGGCTCCGATAACCGCCATGTTGATGGGAATCCAGAAGTCCTCTCCCCCCTGGTTCGGGTCGATGGGATTCAAGCCCTCAAATTCGAGGACCATATTTGTATTAAGCCACCCTGAAAGCTTACCTGCTTGATAAAATTTAGACTTGCTGTCTGCCGTGGGGTACGTGAGTTCGTGCGTATCGAACTGCACGTCGTAACGCCCGGCGTTGCGTCCCCGCTGATTCGGGAGGACGAACAACTTGTACTTCAATTCTTGACTCCAAGCCGGGAGCCAAGGTCCAAGAGTGTAGGTGACGAATTCGACGCCCAGTTGTTCAGCGGTGGCGCGAGTAATTCCTCCCGCCTCGCCCACCATATGTCCCGGCACAGAAAATATCGCCGTGATCTCTTCACGCTGGTGCTTGCGAGTTTCCAAGAACTGTGCGGTGTCATTCGGCGTCGAGATCGGCGTCCACTTTGTCCCGCCCTTGACGACAAAAATCTTGTGGAAGTTCTCTCCGCCCGTCGCCTCTTGGAAAGAGTTGCGAGCCTTCGCAAGTTGGTCGTCCTTGATACCGGCGCTCGATCCCGTGTTACCGAGGAGTTCAAGGATGCCGCCCGGGCGTGCACCGTTGCCGAAGAACTTCGCACCGAATTTTTCGGTCGCGAGTGCGAGACCAAAGCACTGACGCATGAGCCAAACCGTGTCTTGACCGACGCGGCCATCGAGAGTAAGTCCGGGGATGTACAACATTCGTTCAGGAGCTATAAGGCGGTCGTGACCCTCACGGGTCGAGTCGTCAGAGATGACATCTTCTTCACTGAGACCTTGCGTCGTCTTGAAGACGAGTGTCCCTTTGGGATACATGACGCGCTCGCCGTTCATGCCTTCAATGGGTGTGTTGCGACGCAAGCGGACAGAAGCCGTTTTCCACGGTGCCCTCGGGGCTAACGCGGCGACGCGACCGGAGCCATCAAGGAGGGTTTCGGAATAAGCGTTGCCCCACAAGAGAGCGTAGACCATCATGACCTTACGCCAAGTCATCGACGACATTTCTGGGTGTGGGCGGTCGTGGAGTAAGTCTTGGAGGTCGTGGTCAAAAGCTAACTTGCGGACGACGCGACCCGTACCTTTTTGTTCACTGAGTTCAACGACGTTCAGGGGTAACGCGGCGAGACCATTAGAAACGATTTGAATGCACGCGAAAACTACGGGTAGCTGAATTGCACTCATTTGACTTACGCGCAACCCTGAATCTGTGCGGCCACCGTTGTAAATATCGGTCAACCATTCGGCGGGGAATGAAAGCGGTGTTCCCGGATTTTCAAGAGAGCCGCGAATCTCTGAGATGAAGCCCATTCATTAACCTCTGAGTCCGCGTAAGAAGCTGCTTAAGAGTTGGAGCATAGGTGTCGTCAAGATGAGACTACCTGCCACGATGCACGCCGTCGTGGGGTGGTGAATCGCCGTCCCAATCACGACCAACACACCCCCGACGACGAAAAGAACGTCCTGTGTGTCGAATTTAGCTTTCTTTATGAATTCCAAAGTCCATTACCTCCCCCTTAGAACGACCCGACTACCTCAAATCCTGAATCAGTTACCTGTGCTGACGCCCTGTTTAACGCCATCAACAGGGCCACAACAGGATCGATCTTGTTCTTATCCTGGCCTTTAGCCTTGCGCGGATACACGTTGTCATGGAAGTCCGGCTTTACCTCAACGTTGCTAATCGCCCAACTTAGTACAGGGTCGCCGTCATGGTGGAACCTCCCGGACAAGATG